ATAGTTCCTTCGCCACTGGGAACACCCGCAAGTGTTATATTACCCGTTCCAGTAGTTGTACTAGTTTCTTTTACTCTATCATTTATAACCAAAGCCATTTTTTAATCTCCTATACTTACGAATTAGTTACTTTTTATACTTAATAATGCATCGGCACCAGAAGGTGATCCAGAAGTCGGACTTGGGAAAGTTACTGTGAACGTCCCATTAGAACAAGATTTTGTTCCACTGAAATCTAAGATTACAACCAATTTATTGGATGCTGATGAATTATAAATAGCTCCGTACGCTGCACTAAATGTTGCTGGTGTTGGGCTTCCCCAAACACTGTCCGTAAAATCAACTGTTGCATAGTTTGCAACATTTGAAACTGCGTTACCAGCTAATGTATTACCACCTGCAGAATATTCTGTTCCTGAACTTTCAGTAGTAGCTACATAAACTGTACTAGCAGTTGTGTAAGGACTGGCTGTGTAAAGTGCTAATTTAAATGTATCCGAAGTAAAGTCGTGAGTCTTACTTAACAATTCTACCGGGAATGCATAAGGTACCATATTTGCCATTTTTTATCTCCTATTTATTTCCATAACTTGATGGTGGTTTTACGTTAAGTTGAGCACGAACTTCACCATCTTGATATTCGTCTCTGCGTCGTTGACCGATTTGCTCGATCGCATACGATTCTAGAGCTTCGTTAAAAGCTTGAGTGTAGTATTGTAACATATCCTGTGGTCCTTTCAAGTACCCATATGCATTTACTAGAGAAGCATATAAAAGTACGTCAGCATATTTATTGGATAAATATGTCCCACCAGTGTCGGTTATAATACTCGTTGGTTCTTTATCATAACAAAGCGTAATTGCGTAAGTTTTGTCTGGAGTTGGGGCGACCACCCAGTAAGTTTCGTCCCAATTAGCATAATATTTAGGTATATCGACAGCTGAAGTCCCTGGTGTTGAGTAGTATTCAGCCATAAAAGAAGTGTCTCGTTGCTCTAAATAATATTGATTTCCTGCCGCATCTTCTAATTGAGCATATCGGATCGCTCTCATATCCCCTGGAATAGTTACATATCTATTTCCAATAATTAAATTAGAAGTTGCGTAATAGACATTTTGATCTGTATCAATAGATCTTAAAATTTTATTTTCTGCGTTTTGAATAATTCTAGACAACACCGCATCTGAAAGTACATTACTTCCAACTTCTGTATAGTTTCTAATATCGTCTCGTAAATTTGTTAAAGTATATGCCATTATCCGTTTACTACCTCAAGTGTTACTGGACCCGCTGAACAATTATCTCCACCCCCTGATATTCCTCCACTTGTAGCAGTATCTGTACTTGTAAAGAAAAAATAATTTTCAGGAGAAGTTAAATCTCCTGTGGCTGTAGTTACACTACCATCAGAATTTTTCTTTCCTACTGTAATTGTAAATCCGGCTGCTGAATCAATATCACTTACATTATCAAAAGTAGGTATATTTCTAAAAGCTTGTTTATTAGTTGCATCTGCTCCACCACTTCCCGCAGAAGTTACTTGAGCAGGTCCTCTTAATCTTACTGTATCACCCGTGGATCGTTGATGATCAACTGAATATACATTTACAAAAGTTGATCCACCATACTTAACAGTTGTAAACGGATTAGGATTTAATAAAATTAAACTAGCGACTGACGCTGGTTGAGGTCTTGGATTCCATAACGCCTGGGGATCTGACCCAACAGGTTTTGGTTCTAATTGTGGTTGCTTAGGTTCATACTCGGAAGTATGAACTAACATTCCATTCCACTCTCTAACCATTTCTGTGTAAGGAAATCTTAATCCTGATCTATCAGAAATCGCCCAAGATCTTTTACCTGATGCATATCCGCCCATTATACTCCATCTCCATAAAATGTTTGTGGTGAAATGAAAGTAGATGTACCTTGGTTATCAGCATCTAATGCTCTAAGTAATTCACTTTCATATCTTCTTTCCAATTCTTGACTCATATCTGGTGAAAATTTTAAACTTAAATAATAAGCTAGACCAGACATCATACACGGATAGAATCTATTAACAACATCGGAAGTATAATTGTAAGCTCCGACATCTTGAATTTTTGCTAAATAGTAAAAACAAAATTGATAACTACTTGGTGTAGTTGTGCTAGAAACACTTGAACTCGGAGTAGTATATAAAAAAATACTTGGATTTAATTTTCTTTCTACGTAATATTGTGAAGGAGTTCCCTTCGCTAATTTATTTGGTGTTTGAGAATAAGTAGATCTATCTATTTTTGTAAGTGCAATATCTTCAGGAGCTGTAGTGGTAGAATTATTTCTGTAATAAGCTTCTAATATTTCACTAATATCATTTGGAAAATTTTCTGAATCTGAAGCATAACTATATTCGGCTTGACCTTCCACTAAAGGAACTTTAGCTAATTTTACTTTCCATAAATGAACTCCTCTATTACCCCATTCTTGAAACATTATATTTAAAGATCGTCTTGCTGATCTTAACATATAACCAGTTTGAGTTCCTTTTACACCTGTTCTTTCAAATGCTTCTTGGATAACATCATCTATTTGTGGATTGAAATCTGTAGTTTCAGAAGTTGGTGGAATAGTTTGTGCACTATTACCCATTCCAGAAGTACCAACGGCACCTCCATCATAATAAAATAAAAGAGGAGCACCAACAGTTCTAACTGGAGCAACTACGATTGTAGTTTTCGCTCCGGCTGTTCCTGGAGTTCCTGTTTCTGTAACGCCTGTAGTATATTTTACTCCACCTGATGTAAAGGTTCCATTAGTAGTAGTTGAAAAAGCTATTAAGTAACCTGTAAGAGTAGAATCAGATTGATCAAAGACATAAGTATTTCCTTCTTGCAAATGCAAGACAGGACTTACCTCGCCATTAATAAAAAATTTTGGATTACTGGCGCTAAAGGCATTCGTGCCACTTGCGACAGTGACTGTGTAAGTGATCGTCGCCATTTATCTCCTAGCCGTAATAGAATGTTACGTCAGCAATAGTTGTTAAACTTACCGTTGGTTTAGTATTACATTTAATACCTGTACCGGGTAAAGTAACATTATACACAAAAGGTGCTGAAGAACCATCTGGTGTTCCCCAAACTGCTAAAGAAGTTCCATTGTCTTCTAAATCAATAGTTCCTGCACCGGCTGTACAGTTTGCAGAAAAACCTAAAATTCTTGCAGGTCCTGCAAATATTTCTGTGTTAGCAACGACGCTTGTTATTCTTTTAGCTTTTATATCTACTGGATATGTACTCATATTTTATTCCTTTTATTAAAAGTGCTCCCGAAGGAGCACTTAATTATTTATTACGCGTTGTTTATATTTTGAATATATTCAACTGTTACAAATCCTACTCCACTTGTTCCAGCAGAAAAGTCAATGTAAATTGGTAAATCGCTTGAACCTATATCAGCCCAAGTATCACCATCGGTAATTGTACCTGTAGATCCATACTTAAATACATTAGCCGCTGTTCCTGCTGCTAAAGCAGAAAACAATTCAGTTGATGTAGATGTAGTACCCATAGAAATATTAGCTGCATCTGTTGCTGTAGTAATATTAATAATGATCTCAGTGATTTGGCTATTAGCTGGAATTACTATCCCAGTATCCGCTGCTGTAGTAGACTGAGTCCATCCTGCAGTTTGAGCCATTTTTACAAAACCAACGTTTTTAACATCAGTTCCAACTGTACTTCCAGTTGTATTTCTAATCGTTCCCGCTTTTACCGGTCCCGAAAATGTAGTTGTTGCCATAATTATATCCTCCTAGTTTTCCGAATACTGTCTCTAGGCCGTCGACTATACTCGTCAGTATTCTAATTAATTGTATAGTGTTTACTTTATACCGTAGATTTCGCTAGAGCGCAAGAGGGCTTTGATTATGTTGTGATTTTTAGAGTGTAGCGTTTAAGTAGCTACTGAAACTTGTGCGGCAGACTGTTCAATGTTATTTTGTCTGTCTGCTATTTTGGCTTCTTCGAGTTTAATATCTTTGATAACTTCTTTAATTGCGTTATCAATTCTGACCATATCGAGAGTATATTTACCTTGTTGCTCATACTCCAACTGCCACTTCAACTCCAAGGACCGTTTTTGTTTGTACAGGTCTTGTACCATCTATAACCTCCTCATAGGTTATTCGTTTTATCTTGGGATCCATCATTTCTCCAAGATATTCCCACTTTACACCTTTTTCTCCTAGTTTGTCAACTATTGAATTTTCAATAGATTCCACATTATCCTCTGCCAGAACCTCAAATTCTGCGTGATATTGATAAGCGTTGATTTTTACTAGGAATTTCTTCATTCTCTCACCTTATTTTGTAATTGTGGCGGAACAATGTCCCGCCACAAAAATATTTATTGATTACGTCGCGTTTGATGCAAAGGCACCTCTAGGATCAGAGAATCCGAAAACGTATCTCTCTCTAGCTTTGTACCTTACATTGCCTGTATCAAAGTCACCTTCCATCTTAGTTGCGATAGGTGTTCTTTCAAAATGTTTAAGACCATTTGGTACATCAGTTTTAACGAACCATTTTTTAGTTGCAGTTAAGTAGTGGTTAACAGCGTATCCTTGCGGAAGCATTCCCATACTTTTAATTGCATTGATATCGTTATCTGCAGTACCTGTCTGTCCTTGAGATTTCATCAATCTCTCAGCAGTAAATTGAAGCGCCGAAGGAATTATCATTTTAGTTCCTTGTGCTGCAATTTTAAGGCCTCTTTCATCAGTGAACGCTGCGATGTCGATCAACGCTTGTTCTAATGATGTTTCATTAAGTTCAGCCGCTGTTGATAACTCGTTTGCAAACGTGCCTGATAGTGTAGGGTGATCAGTAGCAAAAAGCTCCTTACCATCTCCACCAGCATAACTCGAATCAAATCCGTTATTTAAAACTGCTGCGCCTTTGATATTCTTAGTGCTTGCCATAGATCTTGCTAACGCTTTTGTATATCTAGACGCAAGTCTGTCATACAAGTTATCTTCGATAGCTTCTTCTGTGATTGCAAACGCTAATGCGATTGTTTCATTTGTGTAACGAGCCGTGAAAGTTTCTTGAGCATCATCAAATGTTACTCCTTGACCTTCAGGTTTAACTGCCGCATTCGCGAAACCAGATAACATTACTTCCTCTTCGAAAGCTCTGTCAGATGATTCTGAATCGAATACTTCAGTCCACTCGTTAGCGTATTGTTTATACTCTAGTCCAAATAGTGCATTTAGACCAGGCTCTAGTTCTTTAACTAGTTGTGCTCTTGATATTGCCATAGTTATATACTCCTATTTAGCTATTAGTTATACAACGCAGAATTTTTCGCCGCAATAACGACAAAGTTACAGCCAGCGGCTGTTTGGTCTTTATTTTCGGGATCATTCGCGTTTCTTACGACAGTATACATTGCTGTTGTTGCCGCAGAACCAACATCTAACGTAGCGATCGATTGACCATCTTTGTTATCTGTTGCTGTGTAGTTGTTAGTATTAAAGCCTTCCATTGGGTTAACTCCGATAAGAGTGTCTGCCAAAGCGGCATCAGCTTTTACAACGTATTCCTGTTGAGGATTATCATTGATGAAAGCTAATATGTCATTGGAACCAGTATTATAGTCCGTTGACGTTGCTTGTGATGCTACTACATTATTTGAGAATGTAGGTTTTCCATTAGAGTCAATAAAAAATGCTCCGTTGAAAACACCTATTAGAAGAGCAGAACTTGCTGTTGTCCAGCTTGTTCCACCTAATCCACCATCATCTGTAGTAGTAAAAGAAGCATCCTGTACCATTCCAGCGTCGCCCGCAGTTGCTCCACCGTCATTGAATGACATTGGATCACCTTTGTTTGATGCTACGCCTGGTGCAGTTTGGATTTTGTATTCAGATTGTCCTGAAGTCGCTGGAGTATTACCAACGTTCATTACCATTCTTAAACCAAATCCAGTTGTACTTGCATTTGCCATAGTAGTTTCCTTTTTTGTACCTGCCCCGAAGGGCCTCCAGTACGGTTTATATAATTCGTTGGTTTAGGAATTACTAAAAAATTAGCTTTTCTTTGTACCACCGAAGGTTACACGAGTATCAGCCTCTTTCGAGAATCTCATACTAGGGTGCTGTTCCTTCATAAGATTGTTATTAACTGCTTCTTCTTTGTTTTGAGTTTGCTTTTTATAGTACTCATCAATTTGAAGCGCAATCTCTTCTGGTATCCTAGCCAGCAGTAGGCCACCTACTCCGATCATTCCTGCGTATCTACCTTCGCTCATCGATGGAAAGTCTTGATCAGGATATTCATCAGCTCTCACTAATTCATAACCCTCTCTAAGATTTCGAGCAATATTGGACGTATCTTGATGTCCTAATATTTCTGCTCTTATCCATTGATGTCTAAAGCCTTTTGGCGCAGGCGGTGCATCAAGAGAAGTGGGTGGAGTCCAAACTTTTTTAGCTTCTGTTTTAGCTCTAGTCTGACTCGCACGTGAAGTTTTCATTTTATCTTTATCCATATGCCTATACTCCTTCCGTGATATTTAATTGTTTCGCATATTCCTCAAGTGGCACACCTAATCTTTTAGCAATTGCTACCTGTGATTGTGTGAGTTTCACAGTTTTTTTGCGTCCTGTTGAAGCCGAACGTCTGGCTGAAGCTACATTCTGAGTAGGTTTTACTCTTTCTGTAGAACTGCCTTCTATCTTATCAAATTTATGCGGGAATTCAAGTCTTATTCTTTTATCCACTTCTGCATAATATTCTCTGCTTTGAGGGTCATAACCTTCTACTTCTACAAGCTTTTTATGTATATCAAAAGCCGTATAGGTCATAGCCGAATCATTACCAAACCAATCATTACGAGCAGCCCAGTCTTCAGCTTGAGGATCACTCCGCTGTGGGGCCATTGTTCGTTGAGGTGTAATATTTACGTCTCTTTCTCGTGCCTTTGGTTTGTTCTCATTTGCAACTTTAAGAGAGTTTAGCCTTGCTTCATCCATTGTTAAAGCTGCAATTTGTTTCTGTGCAGAAACTTGAGCTTCAACATCTTGGGATTCAATAGCAGTTTTAAGAGCTAGTTGAGCTGCTGCCATACTAGTCTTAACTCTATTTTCAAATTCTGAAACGTAAGAATTATCTATTTTAGACAATCTAGCTTCCATTTCATTATTTTTACCGTGAACGGCTTGCGCATATGCAACGGCTTCTTCTTTTTGCCTTTCTGCTTCTCTCATTTTACGAGTTAGTTTAGCGATACGTTTTTGAACTCCTTCGCTATATTCTTTTAACTCGTCTTTCTCTTCTTTTTTTTCTTCCTTCTGTGGTTCTACCTTTTCTGGAGCAGATTCCACCTGTTCTACTTCAATCTTCTCTTCCTTAGGTGCTTCAACTTTTTCTGGTTCACCTTTATCATCTAAATTAATTTCAGTTGGCTTTTGATCAGCCTCTCCTACATCAATTAAATTATCTACTTTTTGTGCTTCTTCTGGCATAGTTCCTTCCTATGTTTATATGTAATGAAGAACTGATTCAGGATCCTTAATGGTCCCTAACACTTCATCATCATTTATTATTCGCACTTCTCCACCTTCAATTGGTAATCTTGAACCAGCATATCTGGCAAACATTACCCAATCTCCTATTT